CGTCTGAGAGCTCTTGCAGATAGCCACTGAGAGTGATCTTCTTTTCGTTCTTACATTCTATCACTACGCCATCGATGCCATCAATGTCACCAACATCGTCGTGACGACCTGCACCATACGCACGTTCAGCGCATGGAAAACCATACGAGACTAGCCACTTGGCTACGTCTCGTTCGTATTGTGAACCTTTACGTTTACTTGGTGTCGACATAATCAGTCACCAGTATCTGCTCGAGAATAATGTTTCTGTTCCTTCGAATAATCATACGTTCTCTCGGTGTCATACCACCCCATAATCCGTGAGCTTCATGTCTTACTGCCCACTCTAAGCATTGTTGTCTTACGAAACATCCAGAACAAATTGTTTTGCCAAGCGAATAGATTGATGTATCTCGTTCGTTATCTTCTTCTGTGAAGAAGAACTCAGTACCCACTTCCCTGCAACGAGCTTGGCTGAAGTTTGGATATTCCATCGATGAGCTCCTCTATTGGTTGTAGTTGATTAGCATCCATCACTAACCGAATGCCGTAACCATAGTCATGTTTGTAATGTTCCGCAAGAAATCTTTCACGTGTCACATAACCAACTAGAGTAAACTTGCTGTCGACATGAGGTAGTTGTTTGTCACCAAAGAATTGCACCAACACTGCGATGTCAGATACAAATAATTCTGGTGCATTAAATATTAATTGCGGGAGCGTGGAAGTTTTGACTTGTATATTTTTTCCCAGTGGTGTAGATAAGTCGTGTCCGTTGTCACCGCTCGGCGAAATCGTTCTGTCCACTTGTAGCCCAAGTCCTTTGCCACACGCCATCTCACCCAGCTGACCCATAAGATTAACCGAATACGACGAATTGTTTTTGTCAAACTTTTTATCGGTGACTTCATATTGTTTTTTATTTTCTCTCACTAGGTGGACGAAACGAAGTGCGTCCAAGATCTCATCTAGGGTTAATTCAATATCTACTGCCATTGTCTCATTGTCCTTGCTCTTGCTAACTCGGCAGGTGAGTTATACAAAGTCATGTGGCTTGCCTCCGCTGACAACGAGATGTAACTCTCTGCTGTTGGGTCAGCCTTACCATGTCGGTTCTTCACTACAGCAACGCGATAAGCGTTTGCTTGTCCGTCTAGTGCAACACTAAGAACCAACTCTGGTAACGCTGCAACTTTACCCATTAATGCTTTACGTGGAGCAGGATAGTTAGGCTTGGACATCTTCTCGTTCTCGGATACATGGTGCAGAACGATGAATGCTGACTCGTATTCACGAGCCATGTAGTGGAATGCTGACATTGCATCACGCAATGCAGTCCATTCATTGTCGCTTGTTGAAGCGACATTCATTAAGTTGTCTACAAAGATTGCTTGTGGTGCAGAGCCGTGCAGTTCTATCCAAGCTTCTATTTCTTCTTCGATGTCTTGCAACGAAGGCGACGGATCAAAGTTGAATCGAACATGCCCTGCACCATCAGCGAGTGCATCTTCCAAAAGGACTGATGCATCAGAGTCCATCATCTTCTCAACCTGTGCGACTTCTTTCTCCATAAGGATTGCCCCTGCACGAGTGGCTATTGTTCGGGAGTCAGAGTCAGCCGAGAAGTAGAGTGACGGAATCTTAGATTGAATTGCGTACCACAGTGCAAGTAGTGTCTTACCACCACCAGGTTGTGCTGCTATCAAGTGCAACTGCGCTTGACGAAACACAACTTGTGAACCAGTAAGTTGAGGCAGAATCTCTGGGAGCATATGTCCAGCAGGAGATTCAACCCCCACTACTTGCAACAGTGAACGCATGGTTACTTAGCCCAGATAGTTTCTGCTTCAGTTGCACCTGGAGTAAAAGGCTTCGGTCCCTTGGCTGGGTCAAACCAACCAACGTAAGCCTTGCCAGCCTTGGAAGTACCCTTCTTCTTTGCGTACTTACCACGACCGTCTGGTAGTGCTGGTGCATCTGGATGTCCATATGTCCATTCATTACCGTAGCGATCCATGATTACTTCAATTGCTTGTGGTGTTGTGCCAGTAGCAACTGGAGTTGGATTGAGTCCAGCATCCTTTAGCAACTGCACTGCTGCATCTGCATTAGGTGTGTAAGCATTACCACTTGTACCGCCTGAGCGATTGTTAAGTGATTGCTGTAGTGCAGCAGCTTCAGCGATTGCTTCAACTGCAGCAGTTAGGTTGGCACGAAACTCACTAACGCTATTACCTCGGACGGTGAATAGGTCAGTTGAGTTCAACTTGCCTGTATACGAGAACATAGATTCAGTCATCTAGTTCATCTCCTTTTCCTTTTCCCTGGATTTGTAATGGGAAATCTTTTCCTCCCATTGCAGGACATTGTGCCGTAAAACTGCACATCCTGCAGGAGTCACCAACTGATGGCGGGAACCAGCCATCCCAGACGGAAGCGTTCATCGCTCCAAATACATAATCAAAATATTCCATTGTCAAATGTGACAAGTCAATGAGTTCATCGAGCTCGCCTTTGCGAGTCATGAAGAAGGCTCCCCACTTAGGGCGGATGCCATAACTACGTTCTATACCAGAGGCGTAAAGACCAGCCTGAATAGCACCGAAGGGCGTCCTAGAACCTGTCTTGTAGTCAACGATAACAAGGTCTTCCCCTACCTTGTAAATCGCATCAACAACCATGCGTACTGGTGTACCCCCGAAGTGTACATCAGCAGCCCATTCGATTCCAGGACGCCCATCAGGCATAGTAGCAATCTGCCAACCAGATTGTTTGTACCAGTTATAGTACGCCTCAACCTGCTTGAGTCCATCGCTCTGCCAAAAAGGCAGATCTTCCCCATCAGGACGCAAGGTGGTCTTGCGTCCTGCTGTCTTCCACTCTGTCGAGGGAATGCCAGTCTTTTGTTCTGTCTCCAGAACGGCATCATTAAATACTTCTGCCCACTTAGTTGTCAAATCGATAGTCATCGGGGTTCCATTCTGGGTGATCTACTGGGGTTGGTGCTGTCATTGGTGAGCCACAGTTGGCGCAAAAAGAATCCAAGAACCACATGACCAGCTCGTAGTCCGAGAATACTGCTCTGATAACTTGGACGTTACTTCCGCAATTGATACACTCATTGCTTGGTACGCCACGTTGGTCAATCCCCTGTGGGTTGCTGTCGGTAGAGCTCATGGTTTAACCACTCCAACATTGAATGGACGGCGGAACCAGCAGCAAGGTACACTGCAGGTTTTTCAGGAACCATGGCTACCTTACTCAGATAATATTTCTGAGGGCATGATTGCCAAGTAGATAGCTGGCTAAAGGATCTATGAGGAGGAAGTTCATTCATACCAGAATAATACCAGTCGTGACCAAGATTACTTGGTAACGACACGCCTTTCTTTTTTACCAATAAGTGATAGGGTAGAGGGGTGGTGGGCGGGAAAGGCTCGCCATAGGGCGAGCCGATGAAAAGAATAGGAAGTTATGACATATCCAAACTGGTTTGAATCAACAGATGCAATAAGAAACTTCGAGAAGAACCTTCTGCCTCTGGCAGACAAAGAGATTAAATGCCTCCAGATTGGTGCTTATACAGGTGATGCAACTAAGTGGATGGTTGACAACATCCTCAAGCAACCGCATTCATTCCTTGTAGATGTAGATACATGGGAAGGATCTGATGAAGCAGTCCACCACAATATGGATTGGAAAGATGTATACAAAACATACACAGATAAAAATGCAACAGCTATCTTTAACCAGCAAGTAATTGTAATGCAGATGACCAGCGATAGATACTTTGCTGGTATAGGTAATGAACAAATCTTTGACTTCATCTATGTAGACGGTGACCACACTGCGTTTGCTGTGCTGCGTGATGGATCAAATGCGTATGACAAACTCAAGGTGGGAGGCATCCTTGCCTTTGATGATTACACATGGAGTTTAGGTAAAGGTGAGTTCTATGATCCAGGGTATGCCATTGACGCACTGTGTCATTTGCTTGTTGGCAAGGTAGAGAAGATAGAAGATAACTCTCAGCTCTGGTTAAGAAAGATTATATAAATAAAAAAAGAGGGGGACAATTAAGTCCCCCTCTCTTTCTAGCCCTACCATTCTGGTGGAGCAACTGCGAGCGCATCCAGCGTGGCTATATTGATGCACCCGACTACTGGGATGTCCAAGCGACGCTGCAACCCTTTTAACATTTCCTGTAGGGGAGCATCAAGCAGATCATCTCCAGCAACATTAAGAGCCACACGAACTTGTGTGACCAATGGCGATCTTTCTTCTGGTTGTACTAGTGGTAAATATTTTTCTATCAAACAACTACTTCTTCTGTGTCGATTGTCTGTAGTTGGAGGGTAACAATCCCGCCGAACCCAGATGCAAAAGTGGGTGGGGCAGTCTGCTCAAATTGTAAAGCGCGGATGACGCAAATGCGTTCTTCCCCAGATGTGAAGTCTTGGTAGAGGACTGCTCCACCATTCTGCTCAATAGACTCAAGGTATTGGATTCGTTCCCATGGGTTTGAGATTCGTGTGTTTCCATTTGGATCCCTCTCTTCTTCATAACAAAGTAATGGAACTGTAATAGTACGTGAACGCAATGGTGCAGGTAATGCACGGATCTGCCATTCATTTAATATAGGTCCTAGTGTTGCATCAGATGCATCACGTGCAAAGTTAAATGTAAGTTGGAATACGTCAGCAGGTGATACATAACTTGCAAGAGTTGATTCAGTATTAGGACCAAATGGAATTGTTCCTGTTGTTACAAGCTGTTCGTTGTTATCATCTAGGTTAAATCCAAGTGTGCCACCTGAATCTGGATCTGACTTAATACTTAAAGATACTGGTTGCTTCTTCTCGCCAGTTCCCCAACGAATAAGACCAGACTTAAGGTAACCAGATGCAGCAAGATTAGTTGCATGTTCTACCCATATACCAGTTGCTGATGTCATGAACTTCAATCCTGAAGTTCCAACAAACGCAACTCCAGTAGGAGCGTTGCTATCTGTTACTAGATCTGGTGCGTATGCATAACCATTCTCAATTACTTGACCTAAGTCAAGACGCCATAGTCCAGCAGAACCAGAGACAAGTGTTGATCTAGTTCCATAAACATAAGTTTCATCTAATGCGATATCGCTTACTGCTCCTTCAACATTGAGTGGACCATAAGTAAATGATTGACCATCTGTTCCAACAGTTCCTACACGCAATCCTTTTGATGTAGCAAGGATGACATACTCATTAAGGTATGAACGTATTTGGTTTAATGTTTCACCACGTGGTAGTTCTGCAATGATCGTTGGTCCAACGATTGCAGCAGTAGGTGATGTTGGGTTAATGGTATACATCTGCACACGTGAGACAGCACCTTGTGTATAACCAACAAGTACTGATCCAGGTAGCTCTGATACTGAGTTAACTACTGTGCTTGTGTTACTTGTTTCCCATCGCTCATCGCTAGCGTTGATACGTGGCGTTGGTGTTGTGTATGCACGGCTGATTTCATATACACCAACCTCAACAGTACCTTCTAAAGCTGCAACAATGATACGTTCTTTAACATATGCAATTACTTGAGGAACCCATGTGGCTGCTACATATGTAGGTTGATTCCATAACTTACGGACAGCACCAGCAGTAGTAACATCATAGATACCGTCGCTTGCAGCGACAATACAATAAGCACCATCTGTTGTTAACTTGTATGGTGTAGCACTACCAGTTAAAGTAATAGATGAGATTGCCTGTGTTGATTCATTGTAAAATTTAAGTGTGCCACTTTGAATAAAGAATGTGCCACCGTTAACGGTAGTTGGTTGGTAAGCAGCAGCTGAGTTAGATACGTTTACTGTTGCTGGTAGAAGCGTAAGCTGACCAAGAACCCATGGGTTAATATTGTTTGATTCATAGTAGCGATATAGATCGCTGTTATCAGCGTCGTAGTATTCCTCGCCCGCACCATGATGCCATGATGTAGCAGAACGTAACCACCAGTTAGTCAGTGACTGTTCACCAGTAGTTGAGCTCTGGTCAATACGTTCCTTCTGGTATGTCGTAGTGATACGACTAATGCGGTTGTTATCAGATGCAGCCGATAGCCAAGGTGTATTACCAATGGCGTAGCTTGCAGCAAAGTCTTCTCTGCTATAGCGAACCAACGCTGTAGGTACGTTGGTGCTGATAGCAATAGGCAGATCGCCTTTAAGATATTTGTTGGTCGTTGCCACGATTTACCCCTACTTCTTAGACGGACAGTGCTGACAGCATTTAGATGTATCTTCTGCTGGGTATGCTTTCTTTATTGGAATAGCAGTAACTGCTGCTTTAATTTGATTAACAATCTTTGGTTGATTCATCCACCAAAACCACGGTGAAGTATCGGTAGCACCAGAGGCAACAATAGAAATATGTAGATGCTTGTTATGAGGATTAGACCCAGTGTACCGTCTGTTTCCTTGCTTCGAATGTTGCTTAGACCAAATCTTACTTTGGAAGATAAGATAAGAAACACGCTTATCCTCTTTAAGTTTCTCAAAGATTTCAGCACAGTCAATACCATTGTCTGGATCATGGGTAAGGTCTACTGCTAGCCCAGTATTGTGATCCGAATTCGGACTTTGCTTCACATGAGCAGCAGATGGTAGAAGACCATCGCTTGCTTTCTTCCGCTTTGGTTGCAGTGCCGTCGCTTGACGAAGCACAGCAAGAGCAGCAGGTGTGGCTTTCTTGGCTACAGTTGTCACTCATTACTCTTTCCAGCTACTAATTCATACAGGCTGTCAACGCGACGTTCCAACCTATCGATTGAGTCACGCATCGAGCTGCCTGAATTTGGTTTCAATTCTGTGAGGTAGTGCTTTACTAACCAACGAACTGAGCCAGCAAAGCTGGCAACT